CCCGCTCCATCCAACTGGGCGCAGACGAAGCTGTGGTTAAAGCGCTGCCCGGCCTCGTGCATCTCCACCGTGACCGAGCCGTTGCGCAGCAGCACGCCGAGCGAGTCGATGGTGCGGAAGTGTTCGGTGCGGAAGCTGGTGCCCTCCTCCGCCAGGCTCTGCCACTCGGCGAGCCGGCCACCCGGCAGTGGCACCACCGCGCCGTGCACCAGGGGTTCGGCCACGCGCTTAGCCATGACCGTGCCCTCCCCCGATCTGCTGGTCCAGCGCCCAGTGCAGCAGCGCCAGCGCATCGGCTTCGTTGTGATCGGCGGGGGCGTGACCGCGGGTTTGCATGGCAGCGATCACCAGCGCTTTACCGGCGTTGCCCTGGCCGGTCGCGTGCTTCTTGATCGTGCCGACCGGAACACCCTGGTACGGAATCTGGTGGTGCTCGCACCAGGCGGTGAGCTGGGCCATGAAGCCGCCGTAGGCGTGCGCGGCATCGACGCCGGCGTGGCGGCGCACCTCCTCGAAGAACACCGCATCGATGCCGCCGCCCACCTGCTTGATCTCGGTCAGCCAGCGTTTGAAGCGCAAATAGCGCATGCCGCCACCTTCGAAGCGTTGCGGCCTGAAGCTGCTGGTGCCGCTGGTGATGCCGCCATCGCGCTGGCGCAGCGCCCAGCCGGTGCTGGTGCCGAGGTCGAGCGCCAGCACCGCAGGCTGGTCAGGCGGGTGATCAGGACGATGGGGTGCCGGCAGCGATCGGTCGACCGGTGGCGTGGGAACGGGCAATGGCATGGACTTCCTCCTGGGGCGCGGATGGCGACCTGGAGGAGCACGCCAACAGCCGGGTCAGGGCTGATGCGGCTCCCGCACGTCCGAACGGCATCGATGGCCGGCTTCAGTTGCGTTTGGGTGCCCAGACGGGAGGGCCTGGGCGGATGGAGAACGGGTGGACGGGATGGAGACAGTAGAGAGATAGATATATATATTTCAATCATTCATTCTTTCCATCTGGAGTGTCTCCTTCTACAGCCTCTCTTCCAGACAGGGTCTGTAGGGCCCCCTGTGTAATTCTGAGTACAGGGGATGTGGAATTGAAATAAGGTCATAAGTGAAACAAGTCCTCCGGGGTCCTTCATTCCCTTTCACAGGAGCTTGAGCCACTGCGCTGGCCGGCCCTTGCCCTGCACCAGGGCGGCCTCGATCAACCCGGCGTCGACCAGGGTACGCAGCACGCCATCGCGCTGGCGGTGGTCCATGAACTGGGTGCGGCGCGTGAACTCGCTGCGCGACATGCCGGCCTGGCCGGCCTCGCGCAGGATCTGCAGGGCGCGCTTGTGATGCGACTCGACCTGGTTCTCTGACACGCGGGCGGAGGCTTCGCGGATCGTGAGCTCGGCGCAGTGACGCGACAGCGCAATGCCCCAGTGGGCATCGTGATCCTCAATGCACGGCGCAACCGGGTCGCGCGAGACCGCACGGATCAGCGCCAGCTTGGTGGCGTTCTCTTCGATGCGCGCCAGGATTGAGCTGTAGCCGCTGCCGCGCGAGCTGCGCAGCTGACCGACCAGTTCCTCATCGAGCTGGCGGAACGCGGCCTGCGCGGGAGCCGTCATCGGCACCACGCGCGGCTCCACCAGCACCTCGTCGATGGCACCGACATCGCTCAGGTTGCCCTCCAGCTGTCCGCCACCTGCGTGGATCAGCAGCAGTTGCTCGATCAGCGAAGCAGGCGGATCGATGACGCCGAAGACCGGGTTGCTGTCGGGGAAGTCCTGCTCGCTTTCCAGGATCAGAAACCGCGCCAGCGAACCGTCGGCGACGTTGGCCGCCTGCAGCGCCTGCCAGAAGTGCAGCGGCGTGGTGGTGCCGTAGATGCAGGCGCACGGCTGGTGGATCGCACGGTGCGCGTTGTTGTGCTGGGTGCTGGCGTATTCGACGCCGAAGTAGGTCGTGCCGGCCGTGGTGTACAGCTCGGTCATCAGGTCCAGGATCTCGCAGACGTAGCGCGGCGAGCGTTTGCGGTCGGCGGCCGCCGAGAGGAACATGCCGAACTCGTCGAGCTGAAACAGGATCGCCGGCTGGCGCTGGATCGCGGTCAGCAGGCCCGACCCCGAAGCGATCTTGTTGCCGCCGAGGTATTGCAGCAGCTTGGCCTGGCGGAACACCTCGTTGATCACCACCCGGCTGTGGTTCTTGCCGGCGCCGCTTTCGGCGATGCCGACCACGTACAGGTTGGAGCGGGTATTGCTCTCGGTGCGGTACTTGCGTCCCATCAGCGCGCCGACCGCGCACAGACTGGCGCCGAGCGCCAGCACCGGCTGCGGGCGCTTGGCGGTGCGCGCCATCAGCGCCATCAACTCGGCCACCACGCCACCGACCTGATCCCAGCCGGCCGGCAATGGCCGCGCCGGTGGCAGCGGCTCGCTGCCCGACGCCAGCTCGATCGGCGCCTCAGTCTGCAGCGCCTGCATCAACTCGCGCGCCGGGTGGTGGCCGTTCAGCACGATCTCGCCGTTGAGCTGCAGCTCGGGCGCCGGCAGCCAGCCGTTGTCCAGGGCGAGTTTGTACAGCGTGCCGGCGCCGATGCGCGTCGGCGTGAAACTGCGCCAGCTGCGCGCGGTGGTCTTGGGCTGGTGCTTCTGCGAACTGGCCGACCAGGCTTCGAACAGCGGCCAGCCGTCGTCACCGAGCGCACCCTTGATCGCCATGCCGATGCGCACCCAGCTGTCGTAGTCGAGGTCGGCGTTGACGATGTGCGTGAGCGCATCCGCCACCGCCTCCAGAGTGCCGCGCTGCTCGGGCAGGTGCAGCAGTTCGCCGCTGGACGGTGCGGTACTGGTCGCGGTCGTACCCAGGGTCTTCGGACGCAGCTCGGCCGGCACCAGCAACCAGGCCTCGCGCGCGAACTCACGCGCCTGCGCTTCGGTGATCGCCGGCAGCTCCTGCAGCTCCAGGTCGGCCAGGGTGCTGACCGGCCAGTCATAGGGCCGGCCGGTGCTGGGGTGGATGCCGTAGGCGACGAACTGCTGGCCCAGGCCCAGTACCTCGATCGGCGGGTAGCGGAAGCCGGCAAAGGGCTGCACCGCGCGGTACACCAGCAAACGCTTCGGCGCCAGGCCGATGCGCACCGCCGGGGTGTCGCCCAGCAGGCGCCGAGCCAGCGCCTCGACCTCCTGCGCCAGCGCACTGGAGTGCTGCACATCGATGTCGATGCCGATCAAGTGCCCGGCGGCAATGCCGATGCCGGCCTGCGGCCAGTCGCCCCAGACGTCGAGCTCGTGTTCGGTCGTGGCGCGACTGGCGTGCCGGGTCCACTGCGGGTAGTCGTGCCAGGCGCCGGACCGGTAGCGGCCCGGCTTCTTGGTGTGCGGCTGGATCGGCAGGATCGGATATCCGCGCTCCACCAGGGCGGCGCCGAGCTGCGCCATGTAGCTGTGGTGGTTCA